TTGCCGCGCTCGCAGCGCAAAAGCCTTCTCGAAAGCCTTAGCGAGGAAGAGGCGGCCGCGCTTCTGTCCTGGCCCTATCAGGCGCGCGATGCCCAGCTTGCGCCGGACGGCGACTGGCGCATCTGGCTGTTCCTGGGCGGGCGCGGCGCGGGCAAGACGCGGGCCGGGGCCGAATGGGTGGCCGCAAAAGCCGCCGAAGGCCGCGCCGGCCGCATCGGCCTGATCGGGGCGACCATGCGCGACGTCCGCGCGGTGATGGTGGAAGGGGAATCGGGATTGCTGAATGTGGCGCAGGGCCTGGTGTTCGAACCGTCGAACGGCCGCGTGCTGTGGCCGCAGGGGGCGGTCGCCACACTTCTGTCGGCGGAGGAGCCGGACGGCCTGCGCGGCCACCAGTTCGATCTTGTATGGGGTGACGAATTTGCCAAGTGGCGCGACAGCCAGGGGGCGCTGGACATGGCGCTGATGACGCTGCGGCTGGGCGATGATCCGCGCATGCTGCTGACGACGACGCCGCGCAATGTGCCCGCGCTGAAGGCCCTGATGGCGGCGCCCGATGTGGTGGTGACGGCCAGCCGCACGGCGGACAATGCGGCCAACCTGGCCGACGGCTTTTACGACTTCATGCGGGCACGCTATGGCACCTCTGCCCTGGGGCGGCAGGAACTGGACGGCGAACTGATCGAGGACCATGAGGGCGCGCTGTGGAAGCGCGGCTGGATCGAGGCGGCGCGGGTGCGAGACGTTCCGGTGCTGGAGCGGATCGTCGTCGCGGTCGACCCTCCCGCGAGCAGCACGGGCGATGAATGCGGCATCGTGGTCGTGGGCCGTGCCAAGGAAGGGGCATTTGTGCTGGCCGACCGCTCGGCCGGTTCGCTGACGCCCGCGGGCTGGGCGGCGCGCGTCTGCCAGGCCTATGCCGATTTCGAGGCCGACGCGATCATTGCCGAGGCCAACCAGGGCGGCGAGATGGTGAAGAGCGTGTTGCAGCAGGCCGACGCGAATGCGCCGGTCACGCTGGTGCATGCCACGCGCGGCAAGCTGACCCGCGCAGCGCCGGCCGCCGCGCTGTATGAGGCGGGCCGGGTGCATCACGCGGGCTGCTTTGCCGAGCTGGAAGACCAGATGTGCCACTACGACGGCAGCAAATCGGCCCAAAGCCCCGACCGCATGGACGCGCTGGTCTGGGCGCTGGCCGACCTGTTCGGCAGCCGCCGCGCCGATCCGAAAATCCGAAAACTGTAAAGGCAGACCATGTTCGATTTTCTTCGCAAAAGCCCGCCCGAGGCGAAAAGCGGTGGCGGCCCCTTTGGTGGGACAATGTTCGCGCTGTCCCTGTCCGGCAGCGCGCGCTGGTCGGCGCGCGACGCGGCGGGACTGGCGCGCAACGGAGTGATGGGCAACACGATCGCCTATGCCTGTGTGCGCAAGATCGCGGGCGCGGCGGCGTCGGTGCCGTTCCTGCTCTATGATGGGCCCCAGGAGCTGGAAAGCCATCCGCTGCTGGCGCTTCTGGCGCGGCCCAATGCGGGTGAGGACGGCGCGGGGCTGTTTGAGCGCTGGTACGGCTTTTTGCAGACGTCCGGCAACGCCTATCTGGAGGCGGTGAGCCTGGATGGAGTCCCGCGCGAGCTTTATGTGCTGCGGCCCGACCGCGTGAAGGTGGTGGCGGGGGCGCGCGGCTGGCCGGCGGCCTATGACTATTGCGTCGACGGGCACATCACGCGCATCGCGCGCGATGCGTCCGGCTTCCTGCCGGTGCTGCATGGCGCGCTGTTCCATCCGCTGGATGATTATTATGGTCTCTCGCCCCTGCAGGTGGCAGGGACTGCGATCGACGTGCACAACCAGGGCGCGGCCTGGACCAAGGCGCTGCTGGACAATGCCGCCCGGCCCAGCGGCGCACTTATATATAGGGGCCCGGACGGGGCGCCGGGCCTGACCGACGAGCAGTTCACCCGGCTGAAGCGCGAACTGGAGGATGCCTATCAGGGCGCCTCCAATGCGGGGCGGCCCATGGTGCTGGAAGGCGGGCTGGACTGGAAGGCGATGGGCTATACCCCCTCGGACATGGATTTTGCCGAAACCCGCAGCGTGGCGGCGCGGGAAATCGCGCTGGCCTTCGGCGTGCCGCCGATGCTGCTGGGCATTCCCGGCGACAACACCTATGCCAATTATGCCGAGGCCAACCTGAATTTCTGGCGCCAGACGGTGCTGCCGCTGGTGGCGCGCACGGCGGCGGCGCTGACGCGCTGGCTGGCGCCCCGCTTCGGAGAGGGATTGCGCGTGGACTATGACGCCGATCGGGTGGAGGCGCTGGCCGAGGCGCGCCAGGCGCTGTGGGAAAAGCTGGATGGGGCGAGTTTTCTGACCGTGAACGAGAAGCGGGCGGCGGCGGGCTATTCGCCGCTGGAGGGTGGCGACACGCTTTAGAAGGTGCCAGACTCACGCCATGTGGGAAGGCATGGAACTGATACCGGGCCGGGATTGCGGTGAATGCACCGTCTGCTGCACCTGGCCGACCATCAACAAACCGGAGATCCAGAAGGTTTCGGGTTCGACCTGCAAGCATTGTACGGGCGGCGGTTGCGCAATCTATGAAACGCGCTTTCCGGTGTGCCGCGGTTTCTATTGCGCCTGGCGCACGGTGGACATTTTCGGCGACGAATGGCGGCCCGACCGATCCGGTGTGATGCCTTATGTCGAGACCGAAGGCATCTCGGAAGATTTCGATCTGTCGACCGGCATCGGGCTGATGCTGGTGGGCCATGCGGCGAAGATCATCCGCCAGCGCTGGTTCCAGGACTTTGTCATCACCGGGGTGATGAACAATGTGCCGCTGTTCCTGTCGCTGCCCGGCCCGCGCGGCCACCAGGCGGCGACGGTGTCGCTGAACACCGAGGACATGGTCGAGGCGATCCGCCGCGGCACGGTCAAGGACGCGCTCGAGAACGTACTGAAGATTTTGCGGGCGTGGAAGTTCACGCCCGCGGCGATCACCTATTCCGGGAATGATGTGAGCACATGAGTTTGATCGACACGATCCGGCCGCCTTCGGGGGGAACGGAAAAACGCCTGCCGGCCGCCCTTGTGGCGGCTTTTTTGTTGCAGACGGCGGGGGCGCTGTTCTGGGCGGGCAGCGCCGCCGAGCGCATCGCCGACCTGGAGCGCACCACCCAATCCGACCAGGCCGCGATCCAGAAGGTGGCGGTGATCGAGGAACAGGTGCGGTCCATCAAGGAAAGCCTGGACCGGATCGAGACGAAACTGGATTCCGCGCCGCAACCCTGAACCCCGGTTGTCATGGCCCGGCCGCCACACGGTCGCGTAGCTCCGGGTGGCCGGGCCATCCAGTTGGATCGTGCGCAACCGGTGACCGGCAACAGCGGTGTCACCTGGGTGGCCCGCATTCGCGGGCCATGACATTTAGGAAACTTGCCTTGACCTTCACCGTTCACACGACGCGCCGCCCGCTGGCGCGGAAGAATACGTTTGCCGGATTGACGCCGCTGGGGCCCGATCAGTTCGAGGGCTATGCCTCGCTGTTCGGCGTGGCCGATGGCGGCGGCGATACCGTGGCGCCGGGCGCCTTTGCCGCCAGCCTGCGGCGGCGGGGCGCGGGCCAGGTGCGCATGCTGTACCAGCATTTCGCGCATGCGCCGATCGGGGTGTGGGAACAGATCGCAGAGGATGGACGCGGGCTTTATGTGCGCGGCCGCCTTTCCAGCGACGTCGAGCAGGCGCGCGACATCGCCGCGCTGTTGCGCGACGGGGCCTTGAACGGCCTCTCCATCGGCTTTCGCACAAGGCGCGCGCGGCGCGGGGCGGGAGCCACGCGCACGCTTCTGGAAGTCGAGCTGTGGGAAATTTCGGTCGTGACCTTTCCCCTGCTCGCGGGATCGACGGTCACGGCCATCGGGGCACGCCAGACGGACTCTGGCCTGGCCCAACTGTTTCGTCAGGCAAGCCGCGCCCTAAATCCCTAGGGCCGGCGCACAAGGAGAAAGCATGGAACTGGAAACCAAGGCCGTCGAACACGGCCAGAGCAGCTATGAGATCAAGCAGGCCTTCGAAGAATTCCTGGCCGGCTTCGCCGCGTTCAAGGACGCCAATGAGGAGCGGCTGAAGGGCCTGGAACGGCGCGGCGCCGATGTCCTGCATGAAGACAAGGTGGCGCGCATCGATGCCGCCCTGAGCGAGCAGAAGCAGAAGGTCGATGCGCTGATGCTGGCGGCGTACCGCCCGCAGCTTGGCGGCGAGCGCAAGGGGTTCGATCCGGCGAATGCCGAGCGCAAGGCGGCCTTCGACCGCTATGTGCGCAAGGGCGACGGCCCGGACATCGAAGTCAAGGCGATGAGCGAAGGCTCCAACCCCGATGGCGGCTATACCGTGCCGCTGGAGATCGAGCGCACCATTGACCGGGTGCTGAGCCAGGCCTCGCCCATCCGCGCCATCGCATCCGTGCGCGCCATCGGCGGGGCGACATACAGGAAGCCCATCACCACCGCCGGCGCGGCCAGCGGCTGGGTGGGCGAGACCGGCACCATCAGCCAGACCGGCACGCCCACGCTGGCGGCGCTGGATTTTCCGGCGATGGAGCTTTACGCCATGCCCGCCGCGACCCAGGCGCTGCTTGACGATTCCCAGGTGGATATCGAACAGTGGCTGGCCGACGAGGTGCAGATCGTCTTCGCCGAACAGGAAGGCGCAGCGTTCGTCAGCGGCGACGGTTCGGCCAAGCCCAAGGGGTTCCTGGCCTATACCAATGTCGCGGATGCCGGCTGGAGCTGGGGCAATATCGGCTATGTGGCCAGCGGCGCGGACGGCGCTTTCGCGGCGTCGGACCCGGCCGATGCGCTGCTGACCCTGGCCTATGCGCCCAAGCAGGCCTATCGCGCCAACGGCCGCTGGGTGATGAACCGCAAGACCGAAAGCGCGGTCAGGAAGTTCAAGGACTCGAGCGGGAATTACATCTGGCAGCCGGGCGCGGCGGCGGGTCAGCCCGCCACCATCTTCGGCTATCCGGTGACGGAAGCCGAAGACATGCCCGACATCGCCTCGAACGCCTATGCCATCGCCTTCGGCGATTTCGCCCGCGGCTATCTGGTGGTGGACCGGGTGGGCATCCGCGTGCTGCGCGATCCCTACAGCGCCAAGCCTTACGTGCTGTTCTACACCACCAAGCGCGTCGGCGGCGGCGTGCAGAATTTCGAGGCGATCAAGCTGATGAAGTTCTCTGCGTCCTAAGACGCAGACAACTTCTGGTTACCCCTCCGGCCTTCGCAGCGCAGGCGCTGCTACGGCCACCTCCCCCAGTGCGAGCGCGCTGACGCGCGCGCTGGGGGAGGTCGGGGCTGCGCTTGCTTCAACAGTTACGGCGCTTGCGCCGTGCGGCCGCTTCGGCGGTCTGGCTCCCGTGGCGTTCTCCCCCGTCACGGGAGCTTTTTCTTTGAACCCCTCCATCGGCAACTCGGTCGGCTCCGCCGACACAGCGTTGCCGACACCTCCCCTTCCGGCGCGCCTTGCGCGCGAAGGGGAGGCTGGCCTTGGAAATGACCCATGTCCCTGCAATTGACGTCGCCGCCCACGCAGGAGCCTGTGAGCCTGGCCGAGGCCAAGGCCTGGCTGCGCGTGGAAAGCGGTACCGACGAAGACGACCTGATAACGTCGCTGATCGCCGCCGCCAGGGTGCGCTGCGAGTGGCACTGCGGGCGGGCCTTTGCCGCGCAGGGCTGGATGCTGTGGCTGGACGGCATTGGTGATGGCTGCATCGCGCTGCCACTGCCGCCGCTGGTCAGCGTGGACGCGGTAACGTTGTATGCCGCCGGCGATACGGCCGCGGTGCTGGACGCGTCCGGTTACCAGGTCGATGCGCCTGGCGGGCGGCTGATATTCGCTTCGCCGCATCCCGGCCTGCGCGCGGTCAATGCCTGCTCCATCGCCTTCACCGCCGGTTATGGTGTCGGGGCGGACGTGCCCGCGCCCATCAAGAGCGCGATCCTTCAGACCATCGCCTGGCTTTACGAGCATCGCGGCGGCGATGCGGCGCCCGTGCCCGACGGCGCGCTGGCGCTGCTGGCGCCCTACCGCGTGACCAGGCTGTGACCCATCCAAACAGGAGTGCAATGACATGACGGCCCAGCGCGGCAGGGACCTTTTGATCAAGATCGGTGACGGCGGATCGCCGGAGACTTTCACCAGCGTGGCGGGGCTTCGTGCCAGTTCGCTGGCGTTCAATGCCCAGGCGGTCGACGTTACCAATGCCGATTCCACCGGCATGTGGCGCGAGCTGCTGGAAGGCGGGATCAAATCCGCCAGCCTGTCGGGCAGCGGCGTGTTCAAGGACGCCGCGTCGGATGCATCGCTGCGCCAAACCTTTTTCGACGGCACCACGGTCAATTACCAGATCGTGATCCCGGATTTCGGCACGGTGCAGGGGCCGTTCCGCATCACCCAGCTGCAGTATGACGGACCCCATGACGGGGAAGTGAAGGTCTCGCTGTCGCTGGCGTCCGCCGGCGCGCTGGTCTTCACGCCTGCGTCGTGATTGGAGGCATGACCATGAACAGGGCAAGAGGAGAAGCGGCGCTGGAAGCGGGCGGCCGGCAATATCGCCTGCTGCTGACGCTGGGGGCGCTGGCCGAGATCGAGGACGGGCTGGGGCTGGACGACCTGTCCCAGGTGGGCGCGCGGCTGGCGCATACGCGCGCGGCGGACCTGGCCATCGTGGCGGCGGCGCTGCTGCGCGGCGGCGGTCATGACATGTGCCCGGCCGAAGTGCTGCGCCTGCCCTGCGACCTGGGCGCGCTGGTGCGCGGCGTGACAGGCGCGTTCGAGGCAGCGGGGCTTCAAGGGGAGGCGAAAGAGAACGCCAGCCCTTTTCCTGGACAGAGTTGATGGTGCTGGGGCTGGGGCGGCTGAGGCTGAGGCCGCGCGATTTCTGGGCACTGTCACTGTGCGAATGGCGCGCGCTGGTCGAAGGCCATTTCGGCCGCGCGGCACCCCCGATGACGCGCGGCGATCTGGATGCATTGATGAAGGCTTATCCCGATGGTGAATGATCCGGTGAACATGTCGCTTGCCGCGGCAGGCCAGGCACTGAACGATTTCGTCGCCGGGCCGATCGTGAGCGCGACCGGCAGCATCGAGCGGGCGGTGGACCGCAGCTTCAACGCCGTTGCCAATTCCATCGCGCGGGCGGCGGTTTCGGGGCGCCAGTCGATCTCGCAACTGACCGCCTCGGTGCTGGCCGATTTCGACCGCATCGCAGTGAGCCAGTTCATCGTCAAGCCGGTGGAAAGCCTGGTGGCATCGGTGGCGGGGTCGATCCTGCCGGTGGCGGGCGCGCGCGCCGCGGGCGGGCCGGTGGCGGCCGGCCAGACCTATCTGGTGGGGGAGAAGGGGCCTGAGTTGTTCACCCCGTCCAGTGACGGCGCCATCACGCCCAATGCAGCGCTGCGGCCAACCAATGTGACGGTGAACATCACCACGCCGGACGCGCAGAGCTTTCTGCAATCGAAGTCGCAGGTGGCGGCGATGCTGGCGCGGGCGGTGGCGCAGGGAAACAGGAATCTGTAGCGGCACCGAAGTTGGGTGGCCGGGTCGCGCTGCGCTTCGCTTGCTGCCCGGCCATGACGAGGTCTAAGGCATGAACTTCCACGAAATCAGCTTTCCGCTGTCCATCGCCTTTCATTCCACCGGCGGGCCGGCGCGGCGAACCGAGATTGTCGCACTTGGCTCGGGCCATGAGGAGCGCAATGCCACATGGGCGGGTTCGCGCCGCCAGTTCGATGTCGGCTCGGGGATGCGGACGCTGGACGACATCCATGCCGTGATCGGCTTCTTCGAGGCGCGGATGGGGCGGCTGTACGGCTTCCGCTTCAAGGATTTCAGCGACTGGAAAAGCTGCGCGCCGGGCGCCTCCGTCGCGCCCACCGACCAGGCCATCGGCACCGGCGACGGCAGCGCCACGCAGTTTCAATTGACCAAGACTTATGCCTCGGGTGTGGGGTCGTGGACGCGGACAGTTCAAAAGCCGGTGGCCGGCACGGTGCGCGTGGCCGTGAATGGCGTCGAAGCCATCGGCGGCTGGTCGTGCGATGCCGCCACCGGGATTGTCGCTTTCGATACCGCGCCTGCCGATGGTGCGGCGGTCGCGGCGGGCTTCGCCTTTGACTGCCCGGTGCGCTTCGACACGGACGTTCTGTCGATCAACCTGGCCAGTTTCGCGGCGGGGGAGATTCCGTCGATTCCGCTGGTGGAAATCCTACTCTGACCTTTTGCCTTCAAGATGGATTCCCGCTTGCGCGGGAATGACAGAGAATGAAAACGTTACCCTCCGGCCTTCAGGCGCATCTTGACGGCGGCGCCACCACCCTGTGCTGGTGCTGGAAGCTGACCCGTCGAGACAATGTGGTGCAGGGCTTCACCGACCATGACCGCAGTCTTTCATTCGATGGCGTGACATACGACGCGGTCAGCGGCTTTACCGCCAGCCAGGTCGAATCCGGCCTGGGGCTGGCGGTCGATAACCTGACGCTGGCGGGGGCGCTGTCGTCGGCGACGCTGAACGAAGACGAGCTGGCGGCGGGGCTTTACGACAATGCCGCGATCCAGATCTGGCGGGTGAACTGGGCCGCCGTGGATCAGCGCGTCCTGATGCGCGCCGGGACCATCGGCGAGGTGACGCGCAATGACGGCGCCTTCCAGGCGGAGATTCGCGGATTGACACAGGCGCTGAACCAGCCTGTCGGGCGGGTGTTCGGCCATCTGTGCGATGCCGACCTGGGCGACGGCCGCTGTGGCATCGCGGTGAGCGCGAGCGCGGGCACGGTCGCCACGGCCTTCTTCTTTGACGCGGTGGAGCGGGAGGGCAAAATCGTCTTTGCCATGCGCGGGCGTGCGGTGCCCACGGCTTATGACGCCGATGGCCTGGTGCTGCCTGACAATGGCGCCGCCATTTCGCTGGTGCGGGCGCAGGAAAGCGACCTGCCCCAGGCCTCGCGCATCGCCTATATCGACGGCGGCCGGGACTATGCCCAGGCCAGCGTGGAATCGCGGCGGCTTGCGGGCACGTCCAATCGCGTCGCCACCTCCAGCCTGCCGCTGGTGATGGACCAGGAGGAGGCTGGCGGCATCGGCGCGCGGCTGCTGCAGGACGCATGGGTGATGCGCGAGAGCGCGCAGTTCTCGCTGCCGCCCTCGGCGCTGGCACTGGATGCCGGCGATGAAGTGGCGCTGACGGCAGGCGGGCGCGCCCATCGCCTGCGCCTGACCGGCATCGATGACGGGACCGCGCGCGCCGTTCAGGCGATCGCCACCGATCCGTCCATTTATGACCGCTACGCCGGGCCGGTGCGGGCGCCGGCGTTGGGGCAGACCCCGTCGCAACCTGGCCGCGCGCTGCTGATCTTCCTGGAGCTGCCCTGGCTGCGGGACGATCAGAATATCGCCGCGCCCTTTGTCGGTGCCTATGCCGATCCCTGGCCGGGCGATGTCGCGGTGTTGAGGAGCGCGACGACATCCGGCTACGTGCGCGACGTCACCCTGACGACGCCATGCAGTTTCGGCGTGACGGTGGAAGATTTCTACAGCGGGCCGCGCTGGCACTGGGACCGGGTGAACAGCCTGAAGCTGCGGCTGGTGAATGGCGCATTGTCGTCGGCCGGCAGTGTGGCGGTCTATGGCGGCGCCAATGCGCTGGCGGTGCAGAACCCGGATGGCGGCTGGGAGGTGGTGCAGTATGCCGACGCCGCGCTCACCGGGCCCGGCGAATACACGCTGACCAACCTCTTGCGCGGGCGGCGCGGCAGCGAAGGGCAGATGCGGTCGCCCGTACCGGCGGGCGCGCGGGTGGTGGTGCTGGATGAAAGCCTGGTGCAATTGGGCCTTTCGACCGGCCAGGCGCGCCAGCCTTTCAACTATCTGTGGGGTCCGGTATCGCGGCCCATTTCCGATGTCTCCTGGCAGGGCGCGGCAAGGACGTTCGAGGGCACCGCGCTGATCCCGCTGGCGCCCTGCCATCTGGCTTTTGCGTGGGACGGCGGCGACCTCAACCTGTCGTGGCGGCGGCGCGACCGCGCGCCATCGGCCGCCGCCATCGCCCTGCCGGAAACGCCGATGAGCGAGGCGCGTCAAGCCTATGACCTGGAGATATGTGCCGGTGAGACGGTGGTGCGCACTGCCTCCGGCCTTGGCGAGCACGCCTATGTCTATACCGCCGCGCAGCAGGCGGCGGATTTTCCCGGCGGCCTGCCCAATCCGCTGATCATTCGCGTCTACCAGCTTTCGTCACTCATCGGGCGGGGGCGTCAAGCAAAGGAAGCACTTTATGTCAGCTAGCACCCCGCGCATGGGCCTGCCCGAATTGGCGCAGATGCAGGAAATGGACAGCGCCCAGATCAACGAGGCGCTGATCCAGATCGACGCGCTGGGCGGCGTTTTCCTGAAGGGGCTATTGGTCAACGATCCGCCCGCCACGCCCGCCGATGGCGATACCTATGTCACCGGCGGGGCGCCTACCGGCGCGTGGGCGGGCAATGCCTACAAGATCGCCTATCGCATCGATGGCGGCTGGCGCATCTTCACGCCGTTCGACGGGCTGATCGCGCATCTTTCCACCAGCGACAGTCCGCTGGTCTATCGCAGCGGACAGTGGACGGGCCTGGGCGCGCTGATGGCCGGGCCGGAGGTGAGCGTCGCGTCCGCCGCGACCTGCGACCTTTTCGCGGCGGGCGCGCTGTGCGTTGAGGTCACCGGTACGACCGCCATCACCAGCCTTGGTACGGGTGCCAATGCGCTGCGGCTGGTGCGCTTTGCCGATATGCTGACGCTGACCCACGATGCCGCCAGCCTGGTGCTGCCGGGCGGAAGCGACATAATCACCGCGGCGGGCGACATGGCCTGCTTCCGGTCGGACGCCGGCGGCAACTGGCGCTGCGCCTTCTATGGCCGCGCCGATGGGCGCATGATCAACATGGACAGCCCCACATTTGCCGGCAACGTCGGCATCGGCGCCGCGCCTTCCGCCAGGCTGCACATATATTCCGATGCCGCCGCCAGCGACGCCATCAAGTGCACCGATACCCACGCCGGCGGCAAGACGTGGGTATTCGGTCCGGGCAGCGGCACGGCCAACCCTGATCTGTTTTCCCTCGGCTACAACTACACTGATCTCGTGCAAGGCCCCGTCATTACCGCGGGCGGCAACCTGCTGGCCGGCGTGACATCACCCTGGAACAGCGCGGGCACCCGCATTGAAGGCAAGGGCGGGATCGGCGTCTCCGGCTGGGCTTCGGGTTCCGGGGATATTGCGCTGCAGGCCCGGGTGGACAGCACATCCGGTTACCTGATGGCCTATTACTATGGCTCCAGCCTGGCCGGTACGGTGACGACCAACGGCAGCAGTACGACCTACAACACCACATCGGATGGACGGCTGAAGACCGTGCTGGCCGAGCAGTCCGACTATCGCGCGGCGATCCGGGCGCTGTGGGTGGGCGACTTTGCATGGAAGGCGACGGGCGAAAAGGCATTCGGCGTCATCGCACAACAGGCATACGAGCACATGCCCTGGCACATGGGCGTGACGCGGCCGGCGGACGCGGCGGATGCCTGGCACGCCTCGGCCGAGCCGTTCGGACACCTGGCGCTGTGGGGGGTGAAGGATCTTTACGCGCTGGTTGAGGCGCTTGCCGCGCGCATTGCCGTGCTGGAGGCGCGGTCATGACGCCGGTCGAGGAATGGAAGAGTGCCTGGCGCTGGATCTCGATGCAGGCGATGGCGGCGACGGCGGCGATCCAGGCGGTGTGGGCCGCGCTGCCCGACGATCTGAAGCAGCATCTGCCGGAGAGGCTGGTGACGGCGCTGTCGCTGAGCCTTTTGCTGCTGGGGATCGGCGGACGGCTGGTGAAACAGGAGCGGCGGCGATGATCGCGGTGCTGTGGAGCTGGCTGACGGGAAAGATCGCCGGCTCAACAACAAGTCCGGTGGTGGGCGCGCTGGCGCTGCTGCTGGGGACGGGCCTGATATGGCAGACGGCGCGGATCGACGGGCTGCCGCTGGTGGGCGGCGGACTGAAGGCAGAGCTCGCAGGGCTTCAGCAGGAAATCGCCGTGCGCGAGCTGGCGGACACAAAGGCGCAGGCCGCCGCGCTGGCGGCGCGGGAAAAATGGATCGCGGCGGGGGAGGAACAGGCGCGCGCCCATCTGGCCGCATCGGCGGCCACGCAAAAGCAGATTCAGACCATTGTCGAGAAGGTGCCCGTCTATGTCGATACGAAAAGCAATGCTGGCTGTGTCATTAACTGGGGCGCTGTCCGGCTGCTCGACGCCGCCGCCAGCGGCGCCGGGCTTGACGATGCCTCTGCCGCCATCGCCCCCGGCCAGCCTGATGACGCCGCCTCGGATGTTACGCTGTCTGAGGCTGTCGCCCTGCTCGCCACCGATCTCGGCATCGCGCGGGACAATGCGGACCAGCTAGCGCATCTGCAGAAAGCGGCTGCGCCATGA